CGGGCGCCCCCCCCGCCGGGGGCGGGGTGGAGGCTGCTGAGTGACGGCATCCCCTCCAGCCTGTGGCGGGGCAGCAGCCGCATCTGCACCGGCCAGACCGTCCTCCTGCCCCTGAGTGCCACCGTGTTCGGGCAGGTATAAAAATACGGTCTGCCGTTGCTTGACAACCTGCAATTAAAAATCCCCTGACCAGTTCAACGCCGGTCAGGGGATTTTTGATTTATGGATCAGGAAAAAGATTGGGGAGAATCAGGAGTTTTTCTGTGCCTGCTGAGTCTGGGCGTTCTTTTCGCCCAGGGTCAGGCTGACGGTCTGCATCTGGCCTTCCCGGGCCACGGTGATGGAAAGGGTATCACCGGCGGCATGCTGCTGGATCAGGGTGCCAAGGTCGTCCTTCTGGGCGATCTCGGTGCCGTCGATGCTCACGATGCGGTCACCGGTCTTCAGACCGGCCTTGTCGGCGGGGCCGCCCTGCACAACATCCACAACGTAAACGCCGTAGGCATTGACGTTGAGCTGTGCGGCGGTCTGGGCATCGGTCACAGCCAGATAGGTGATGCCCATGTAGGGGCGGCCGGAGACATAGCCATTCTCCAGCAGATCCTGTGCCACCTTGATGGCATCGTTGATGGGGATGGCAAAGCCCAGACCCTCCGCATCGCTGGAGGAGGACTTTGCGTTGACCAGACCGATGAGCTCACCGTTCATGTTGAACAGGCCGCCGCCGGAGTTGCCGGGGCTGACAGAGGCATCCATCTGGATCAGGGACATGGTGTTGGTGGAGCTGGTGCCCTGAATGGTCACGCTGCGGTTCAGGGCGCTGACGATGCCGCTGGTCACGGTGCCGCCCAGCTCACCCAGCGGGTTGCCCACGGCCAGCACGCTCTCGCCCACGGCAAGGCTGTCGCTGTTGCCAACGGTGGCGGGGGTCAGGTCAGTGGCATCGATCTTGAGGACAGCCACATCGCTGGTGTCATCCTCGCCCACCACGGTGGCGGGGTAATCGGTATCGCCGATGGTTACGGTGATGTTGGACGCGCCGGACACAACATGCGCACAGGTCAGGATATAACCGTCGGAGCTGATCACGACACCGCTGCCAGCGCCGCTCTCCACCTGGCTCTGGCCGTACCAGGACCACTGGGAGTAGACCACCTGCTCGGTGGTAATGACCACAACGCTGGGGCTGACCATCTCAGAGACCTGAGCGGTGGTCATGCCGGAAGCGGTGTTCACCGCGGAGGCAGAGCCGGAATCACTGCTGGACGTGGAGGAAGGTGCCACCTGCTGGATGACCACCTTGCCGCCTGTGTTGCCCACCCGGGCTCCAACAAAGCCGCCGACAAAGCCCATGGCTGCTGCCAGCACCAGCGCAACTGCACTGCGGGCGATATTGCCGTTTTTCCGGCGGCGCTTTTTGGGAGGCTGCTTGGGGCTTCCCTGTGCGGCCTGATACCGGGGGCCTTCCGGAGGCGGCACCGCGCCGCCATCGCTGCCGCTGTTCGGCTCGGCCTGGGGGGCAGCCTGTGCGGCCTCGCCGTAGGTGCCTGCCGTGTTGGCGGTGTTCATGCCGGAGGAGCCGACGTTGGGGTAGCCGGTCTCGCCGGTCTGGCTATGTTCAGAGGAATAATCGTATTCCCACTTGTTCTCGTTATCCATACTGGTTACTTCCTTTCTCAAAGGGAATGGTTCGGAGGGGGCGCTTCTGCCGCACCTCCTTGGAACTGTTTCTATTGTATCCGGTAATTGTGAAAAGGAATCGCTGACCGGGTGAAGAATATGTGAAATAAGGTCGCAGCGGGAAGCCTTGACAGCGGCGCGGGGGCTTGGTATTTTAAAGGTGCAGCGCAGAAGCCGGCAGCGTTGCGAAACCTCTCCGTCATCTTCGCTTTGCTAAACCTCTCAGTCGCGGGCGCTGCCGCGACAGCTCCCCTAGTAGGGGAGCCCTTGGCAGAGGATTTGTTTTTCGCAATGATCGCTGGCGCTCCAAAACCAATGCCTGCCGCAGGACAAACAGGAGCGAAGCGCTGACCCACGAAAACGCGACGGTATGCCAAGGCCTCTCCTACTAGGAGAGGTGGCATCGAGCGAAGCGATGATGACGGAGAGGTTTAGCCCAGCAGGGCAAGCCCGCGAAAAGGAGCAAATTATGAAACTGGAAAAGATTCCGGGCGGTTATGCCCTGTATAAAGAGAAAACCATCATTGGCACCTGCCGGGCCCGGCCCGCGGAGCAGGGCGCGGACATCACTGCCCTGACCATTGTGCCGGAATGGCGGCGCAAGGGCTACGGTTCCTACCTGTTAAAAGAGGTATTGCGCAGCCTGGGCGGCTATGACAAAGAGAGCGCCACGGTGTTCACGGCTCCTCTGCCTGCCGATGCGGGGGAGCTGGCCTTCTGGGCAAAGTTCGGCTTTGCGGCAGAGGGCAGCGGCCTGTGCCGCCGCCGCACCCCCGACCTGACGGCCGTGAAGCTTGTGCAGGACTTCCTCGCCGCGCGGCTGGCTGACCCCAGGCTCTGCATCGATGCCACCTGCGGCAACGGGGGCGACACGGCCTTTCTCTGCCGCCTTGTGGGCGAAGAGGGCCGAGTGCTGGGCTTTGACATCCAGCCCGAAGCCATTGCCTCCACCCGACAGAACCTTGCACGGAAGGGCCTTGCGGCAGAGCTTCACTGCGACAGCCACGCCAACCTCTTACAATATGTACAGCCCGGCACCGTCGATGCCGTGATGTTCAACTTCGGCTGGCTGCCCGGTGCCGACCACGGGGTGTTCTCCCACGCCCAAAGCAGCATCCCGGCGCTGGAAGCTGCCCTCGAGGCCCTGCGGCCCGGCGGGGTGCTCAGCGCCATCCTGTACAGCGGCAAGGTCATCGGTTCCGACGAAAAGACCGAGATCCTCCAATGGATGCGCTCCCGGCCCCTGAAACAGTGCACCGCCCTTGTCTGCGGTTTCGCCAATTGGGCCGATACCGCCCCCTTGCCCTGCTTCCTCCTGAAAAAATGCTGAATTTGTAAAATAAACGCAAGAGAAATCCAAGTGGTTTCTCCTGCGTTTATTTTTTTGCGCATTTTTTCAGGAAGTGAGGGAAAAAGATGGCAAAACACATGACGCTGGAAGAACGCAAGGCGCTGGAAGTGCGGTACAATGCGGGCCAGAGCGTCCCCGGAATCGCCGATGCAATGGGATTTAGCTTCTCTACCATCTATAAGGAACTGAAGCGCGGCGATACCGGAGCGATGGATAAGAACGGCCGCGCGGGCTACAGCGCAGCGCTGGGGCAGCAGCGGCTTTACCATACTAAGCAGCGCTTACGGTATCAGGCGGATCACCCGGCGGAGTAAAAGAGATGGGAGAAGTATTTAAGCTGAACCACTGTTACAACGTGGACTGCGTACCGGCAATGGAACTGTTCCCGGATAATTACTTCGACCTGGCAGTTGTAGATCCGCCGTACTTCTCTGGACCGGAGCGCCGCGGTTTTTACGGCTCCAAGGTAAGCAAGATAGGCGTGCACCGGGATTATCCCGTTTCACCGACATGGAGCAGGCCGGGACCGGAATATTTCAGAGAACTGTTCCGCATTTCCAGACACTACATCGTATGGGGCTGCAACTACTTTGATTATAAGTTTGCGACCGGGCGGATTGTGTGGGACAAGTGCAACGGAAGTTCAAGCTTTTCGGACTGTGAAATTGCAGCGACCGATTTGTTTTCTTCGGTGCGGCTGTTCCGGTATATGTGGTCCAGCATGATGCAGGGAAAGAGTATTGCAGAGGGCAGCACTATGCAGGGAAATAAATCCCTGAACGAGAAGCGCATCCACCCAACCCAGAAACCGGTTGCCCTGTATGACTGGATCTTCAAGAACTATGCAGAGCCAGGGCAGAAGATTCTCGATACTCACCTTGGAAGCGGGAGCAGCCGCATAGCAGCTTATGAAGCCGGGCTTGATTTTATCGGGTTTGAAATTGACCCGTTCTATTTCCAACTGGAAGAGGAACGGTTTGCAGAGTATGCAAGTCAAACCAGCCTGTTTCACATGGAGGGAGGCGGAACGCAAAATGAAAATTGAAATCACTGGCGAAGCAAAAGAAATTGCGGTCTTTGCACTGGAACTGCAAAGGCCGCAACCGTTCAACGTCCCCAATAAGGAAGCGCTGTCAGAAGAGCAGATGCGAGAATTTACTCACTATCTGGAGAGCCATCATCCTCAAAATGAAGAACCCCACTTTGCTTGAGAATGTCGGAAACCATGTGAGCAACGGTGTCAGGAATCGAAGTCGAGAGATAAGCAAGGGCGGAATTTTGACCGCCGGATTGGTATGCTTCTTTTACTCCTTTGTTCAATTCGGATTCTGTCTTTTCGACAATGGCAAGGACAATCTGGTTATATTCAGAACGCTTCAAAGAAATCACCTCCTTTCCGTGCCCATTGTGCCACGGGAATGGAAGTGACGAAAGAAGCGGGAAAGGACAAAAAATGATTCTTGAAAAACTTCACAGAGCAATCAACAGCTTCAACAAAGCGTTCAACTGGCGGCGCTTCCGCCGCGATGCACTGCACCTGGGGGAAAGCCTGCTGGTGTTCGGTATTCTGTATGGCATTTTTTCAACCGTGATCTGGGGCGTTTGCTGGCTGACAAAAATCAATTATGACCCGGATCTCATTGCTGTTGCATGGGCAGTGCCGGTGCTGTTGGACACTCTGGTCAACAAGGCTTACGACTGGAACAACGAGATCCGGCGCTGGGACTAACAGAACCGGAAGGCATGGGCAGACCTACACGCCCACCATGCGGTTTATCTGGGGCGCAGAAAGACCGCCCGGCTACCGCAAGGCCGGGGCCTTACCTACTGGGGGCAGAAAGAACACAGCGGGGCGGCCCGCAGGGCAGGAGCGGTTCAGTTGTCCGACACCGCTCCTTTGATATGGTGCAGCTTGGTGCAGGTGGGGACTTTTCACCCCCGCCGCCTGGTTCGATTCCGGGATGTACCACCATTGACCGAACATTCACACGGTACAGAAAGGACAAACAACATGGGCGAAGATTACAAGGCAAAAATCGAAGTGCTGCTGAACAATGAGGGTCATGTGGATATGTGCCTGAACGGCGACACCACCACCCTGCAGAACCTGGCAATCAGCGTGCTGGCACAGACCATCGCACTGGGCATGGACAGCTGGGAAGCGGCAAAGAAGCGGCTGACGGATATTACCGTTGCCATCCCGCTGGCGCTGGAAGAGGCATGGAAGGACAAAGAAACGGACAATGCAGCCGCCGACAAGAGCACGGCTGCTGATGCCGCCCAGAACACTATGCAGGAAGCGTAAAGGAGAACGACCATGGACAAGGCACTCCTGAAAGAAGAGTACAAACGGCTTCTGCGGCAGGCTGTCGGTGACAGGACGGGCAGCATGGCGCTGATGATGGTGCTGGAAGAAGTGGACTTCTACAACTGCCCTGCCAGTGCGAAGCATCATCTGAATGTTCCTGGCGGCCTGCTGCTGCACTCGCTCAACGTGGCAAGAACTGCACTGGAACTGTGCGAGAAGATGCCGCAGTTTGCAAAGTGTGACACGAATGCGGTCCTGACCGCTGCTCTGCTCCATGACGTTTGCAAGACCGGGAAGTACATCAAGAAGCCGGATGGTGGCTATCAGTACAGAGATACCGAACTGCTGGGCCACGGCGAAGAATCCGTCATCCGCATCCAGAACTGGATTCATCTGACGGACAAAGAAATCCTCGCTATCCGGTGGCACATGGGTGCCTATACCGGTGAGCGGGACTGGAACACTCTTAGCAAAGTGTATGACAGGTGCCCGGAAGCCCTGTGCCTGCACATGGCTGACATGATTGCAACGCACATCATGGAGGTAGAAAAGTGAGCGGGTACACCGCCTACTGCGACCTTCCGAATGGCGAGCGAATAGAACTGCCAGCAAGTATGCCGGATGTCGGGAAAACGGACGGACCCTTATGCGATGGAAAATTTGAACTGCCGGAAGCAGTGAAAGAAATGTTCAAGTGGATGGATGAAACATTCGGAACATGGGAAAGTGAATTTCACTGCTTCGGAAGCTGGATGAAGTTGCGGAAAAACTTCAATCCACCGGAGCGCTTGGAGGTTTCGCAAGATAAGCGCCGCAATCCAATCCCTCTTGGACGGAACGCTTATTTATATAAAGCAAGGAAGATCCACAGTTTGGCAAGAAGCACACATACCCGCACTGCCCCGCACAAGGGCACGAAAACCAATGATGAACAGTGCAAGCACACGTTCAAAATCACCGATGCCCGGTGCGCGCCTTGCAGCGGTTACAACGTGGAGTGCAAGCACTACGAGAAAAACAATGCTGCTGATACAAAGCATAGTTCTTCTCTAACGTAAGATAAGCAGCCCCGCACCGCAGAAGCGGGGCTGCTTTTTATATGGCGCAGGGCACCCTTTTAGGCATGGGGCTGCTGTAAGCGGGGCCGGACCTCGTCTGTGCCGGGGACTTTCATGAAAGTTGGCAGGTATGAAACCAGCCGGAAGCCAACATAGCAGGATGGTGCTGTACAGCAAGGCAACTCCCCTGGTTAAGCCGGTGCAAGACCGTGCTGCCATCCTGCGAAAGCCGTACCCGCATGAAAGTCAGCGGTCGCGGGTGCGCCGCAGCATGAGCGCAGAAGTGCCCTGTTCAATCCGCCCAGGAACAAAAGCGGTAGGCCGTTGCCGCGGCCGCCCCGTCCGGCACTCTCTTGCCGGGCGGGTTTGATATGCGGACGCATAGAGGATGATCCTGCTTCTGACTATCCCCCATGAGCAGGAAAGCCGGTTCGATACCGACCGTCCGTACAAGGAAAGAAATGAGGTCAACATGATTCATCTGGGCGACATAACCAAGATTCACGGCAATGAAATAGAACCGGTGGACTGCATCACGTTTGGAAGCCCCTGCCAGGACTTGTCCATTGCCGGGCGCAGAGCGGGCCTTGCAGGTGAACGGTCTGGGCTTTTTATGGAAGCTGTTCGGATCATAAAAGAAATGAGGTCAAGCACAAATGGACTGCATCCAACTTTCGCTATTTGGGAGAACGTGCCCGGAGCCTTTTCCAGCAACAACGGAGAGGACTTCCGGGCAGTGCTGGAAGAACTTGCCCGCATTGGACAAGCAGACGCTGTTGTTCCTGGACCTCCGAGGGGGGGCAGATGGAGCAAAGCCGGAGCAATCGCAGGAAACGGATGGTCTTTGGCGTGGCGACAGCTGGACAGTCAATATTTCGGAGTGGCCCAGCGTAGAAAGCGTATCGCTCTTATCCTCGACCTTAGAGGTCAACGCGCCGGAGAGATACTATTTGAGCGCACGAGCCTGTCAAGGCATCCTGACCCGTGCATCCAAGCGTGGAAAGAAGTTGCCGGACTTACTGCAAACTGCCCTGTTAGAGATGATCGAGTGGTGGGAGAACGGAGCTTCTGCATCGGTGGGAACACAGTCGATAGAGCAACAAAACAAAACGGGATGGGTGTAGGAGAAAATATTTCTTTTACAATAGACACGGTCAACCGCCACGCGGTAGCATACAACGTTCAAGAAGAAAGCCCGGCACAACCGGTGGTTCTGGAAAGCAACCAGATTCATGCGACAGTTACGCAAAACGGAATCTGCCCAACGCTTCCGGCGAGCATGGGACTTGGCGGTGGGTACGTTCCGATGGTTACAGATCGCCCGGCGGATAGACCGGTAGTATTTGAAAACCATGCACAAGACGCACGGTACAAGGAAGCCCCCCCACCCCCCCCCCCCCCAGGCCGGCCACCGGGGGGGGAGCGGGGGGGGGGGG